AGCCAATAGCAAATAGACCTACATTTGTTGGTAAAAACAAAGCTGTTCTATATGGTGTTGGTTCTGATAGTGCTAAAGAAGCTATATTTGCTAGATTATCTACTGAACCTGATACAACTACACTGCATTTTTGCTCAGACTTAGATGAAGAGTACTTTAAGCAACTTACAAGTGAGAAAAGAATCACTAAGTTTGTTAGAGGAAGAAAAACACTAGCTTGGAAGCAAATTAGACCAAGAAATGAAGCATTAGATACATTGGTCTATAACTTTGCTGCTATCTACATCTTGAATCCTAACTATGATTCTATTGAGAACAAAATACTTACCCAAGAGTCAAAACCAAGAGAAAAAACACAAAATAGACCACAAAAAGGCATAAATAGAGGAAATTTCGCTACTTCTTGGAAATAATTGCTGTTTTTTCATTCAATCTATATACATTTATATATTTATAGGTAATATAGGTAGTATGTTAAACAAAAAGGAGTCAAACATGAAAAGCGAATTAGATACAATGATGACAAGAGATGGAGATGTACTTGCTGATTTTGAAATTAGAACTAAAGATAGAGCAAAGTATAAAAAAGCATGTAGCATGGTGCAAAACTATGTAACTAACTTTGCACTTACTAAAACACCCTCAGAAAGAATGATAGAGAGCATGTTTTTTATGAGTGATTCACAAACTGTATGTCTTGGATATTCAGAAAACAATACTGACCTATCTGACTTATATAAATCTATAGAATCTCTTGGTGATTTTTATATGAAAGGTTGTGCGATTGGTAATCCTAATCACACATTAACTGAAGAAGATGTAGAGCAGGTTAATATGCAAACCGCATAATCCCACCAAAATGACAAAAGGCTCTTAATTGAGCCTTTTTTATTTTTTGCCCTTTTGATATTGACAATAACCTATTGCACTTTAGTGTTAGATATAGATATATCTAAAACATTTATGAGGTTTTTGCTTGAGCAACAAATTTGATTCAACAAATTATCCATCCCAAGTTCCTACTGAGCTTCAGTTGGGAGACTTTTGGGCATGGAAAAGAGACGATTTATCAGAAGATTACCCAATAGCATCTTACTCATTATCCTATGAGTTCAATTTAGTTGATGGTGCTACAGCTTCTAATTTCACATTAACTGCAACTGAATCAAACGATACCTATATCATTGAAGCAAACAACACTGCTTCATACACAAAAGGCAATTACAACTGGGTTTCTTATATGACTAGAAGCTCTGACTCTGCAAGAGTTAAACTAGAAGAAGGATTTGTAGAAGTTCAAGATAATTATGCAACTACAACTGCTTCAGTTAGAAGTCATGCAAAGATTGTTTTAGATAGCATAGAAGCTGTAATTGAGAACAGGGCAAATATAGACCAATCATCTATGTCTATAGCTGGAAGGTCATTATCAAGAATGTCTATAGATGAACTAATGACTTTTAGAGATAGATACAAAGCTGAATATCTAAAAGAAGTTAAAATACAGAGAATTAAAAACAACAGAGGGTCAGGCAATACCATTAAGGTTAATTTTGGTAGTGCTACTGGCTCAACACCCAAGAGCTACACATAATGGCATGGTATAACAGGATATTAGGCGTAAACGAGCCTAAGAAGAAAAAAAGACAAGCATATAGAAGAAGCTATACTGGTGCTAACACTGGTAGATTGTTTGCAGATTTTGTAACAAGCTCAACAAGTGCTGATGCTGAAATAAAAGATAACATAAGAATATTAAGAGATAGAGCTAGAGAACTTGCAAGAAACGATAGCTATATAGCACGATACCTTAACCTGATGGTATCTAATGTTATCGGTAAGCATGGCATAAGAGTGAGCTCCAAATCTAGGAACGATAATGGTTCTTTAGATATTGGAGCTAACCTGCTGATTGAAAGAGCTTGGAAAGAATGGGGTCAAGTTGGTAACTGTACAACTAATGGCAGATTATCATTCTTAGATTGCCAAAAAATATTTGTTGAATCTTTATGTAGAGATGGCGAAGTACTAATCAGGAAAATAAAAAACACTAATTCACCTTTTGGTTTTGAATTACAGTTTTTAGAAGCTGACCATTTAGATGAAAACAAGAATGACATTTACAAAGCTACTGGAAACAAAATTAAAATGGGTGTTGAAGTAGATAAGTATGACAGACCAGTTGCTTATCATTTATATAAAGACCATCCATATGACAGAAATTATTTAGCTCAAGCTCAACACATTAGAGTTCCTGCTGATGAGATTATCCATGCTTACCTACCTTCTAGGGCAGAACAAACTAGAGGTGTTTCTTTGGTTGCTACAGCAATGGCTAATGTGAAAATGTTAAATGGTTATTTAGAAGCAGAAATAGTTGCAGCTAGAGTTGGTGCATCTAAGATGGGTTTCTTTACTTCACCTGATGGTGATGGATATGTTGGTGATGGTGCTTATGAAGACACCTTTAATCCAACAATGAACGCACAGGCTGGAGTATTTGAACAATTACCTCAAGGTATGGACTTTAAAAGTTTTGACCCAACCCACCCAACATCTGCTTTTGAGTCATTTACAACTAGTGTATTAAGAAGTATTGCATCAGGTTTAAACATTTCTTATCACTCATTATCTAATGATTTAACTTCAGTAAATTATTCAAGTATCAGACAAGGTGCTTTAGAAGATAGAAGTATGTATCAGATATATCAACAGTTTGTAATTGAGCATTTTGTAAACCCAGTATTCCAATCATGGTTAGAGATGTCTATCTCAACTGGATATATTAATTTACCCATGGGTAAATATGATAAATTCGCAAGGTCAATTAATTACATACCAAGAAGTTTTGCTTGGATTGACCCACTAAAAGAAATGCAGGCTAATGTTATTGGTTTGCAAAATGGAACACTTACCTATTCTGATATTTCTGCATCTTATGGCAGAGATACTGAAGAGTTATTTGAACAACATCAAAAAGAAATAGAACTAGCTAAACAATATGATATTGAACTAGCCTATCAGCCATTTGGTCAAAAGCTACCTGTAGAAGCAAAGATACAGGGTGGAGATGAAGAAGAAGATGCCTAAGCCTAATGATGGTATGAAAACTGAAGCTCAAAGAGGTTTGGACTGGCGTGAGGAACATGGTAGAGGTGGCACTAGGGTTGGAGCTGTAAGAGCAAGACAAATAGTGGCTGGTGAAAACCTATCTGATGATACTGTAAAAAGGATGTATAGCTTCTTCTCAAGACATGAAGTAGATAAAAAGGGCAAGGGCTTTAAACAGGGTGAAGAAGGTTATCCATCTAATGGAAGAATAGCATGGGCATTATGGGGTGGTGATGCTGGATTTAGTTGGTCAAAAAGATTGGTAGAACAAATGAAAAAAGAAGAAGATAGAGCTATGCCTGATGCACTTAAACTAGGCGATTTTGTAAGTTGGGATAGTGCAGGTGGAAGAGCTAGAGGAAAAATAATTAAGATTGAAAGAGATGGGAAAATCAATATTCCTAATAGTCAACTAACTATTACTGGAACTGAAGATGACCCTGCTGCATTAATACAAGTTTATAGAAGTGGTGAGCCTACTGATACTGAAGTGGGACATAAATTCAGCACTTTAACAAAAATTAATCCCATTAGGGATTTTAACGATTTCAATTCTAATGAATTGGAAAAACATCCTTTATTAACAAATGAAGAGGAGAAATCTATGAATAAAGAAGATAGACATATCCTTAATGTTACTGAGACTGACAATACTGTTATTGTTGAGTTTGAGAAACATGAGGATGTAGAACATGAAGGTGAAGAATTAGAGACAACCGAAGAAGTATCTATGACTGAATCAGATGAGGAAAGAAAAGTAATTGATATGCCTATGAAATATAGAACTATTGATTTATCTAAACATTCTTATTTTGATGAAGAAAAGAGAATAGTTCGCGTAGGTGTTTCTAGTGAAGAACCTGTAGAACGTAGTTTTGGCATGGAAGTGCTAGGACATTCTGTTGATGATATAAACATGGAGTTTATAAATTCAGGCAGAGCACCATTACTGCTTGACCATGATATGACTAAGCAAATTGGTGTGATTGAAGAATTCAAATTAGATGAGACAGCAAAAAGGACAACTGCTGTAGTTAGATTTGGAAAATCTGCTTTAGCTCGTGAAGTATTTGAAGATGTAACTGATGGTATACGCATGAACATTTCAGTTGGTTACAGAATTGATAAACTGGAACGATATCAAGACAATGATGAGACTTACTACAAAGCTCAATGGACTCCTATGGAAGTTTCTTCTGTATCAGTCCCTGCTGACCAGTCAAGACTTGTTGGTGTTGGTCGTTCTAAAGAAAAACAAATAAATAACACAAAGGTGAGAATAATGGAAAACGAAAAGAAACAAGATATTAATCTTGATGAAGTTAGAACTCAGACTATTGATGAAGCTAAAGCTGAATTTAAAAGAAACTCAAAAGAGATTATAGATTTAGCAGCTAGACACAATAAAAGAGATTTAGCTGACAAAGCAATCGCTGATGGCGTATCTGTTGAAGAATTCAGAGGTGTATTATTAGAAAATATTTCTAACAACACTCCTTTAGAAACTCCTTCAGAAATCGGTATGAGCAAAGAAGAAGTAAGAGAATTTAGTCTAGTTAAAGCAATTAGAGCTATGGCTAATCCTTCTGACAGAAAAGCACAACAAGATGCAGCATTTGAATTTGAATGTTCTGCTGAAGCTGCAAGACAGTATGGTAAAGATGCTCAAGGCATTATGCTTCCTGCTGAAGTGCTAAGAAGCTGGGGTAAAAGAGACCTAAACACATCTGATGATTCAACTCTAGTAGCTGAAGATTACAGAGGAAATGACTTTATTGATGTACTTAGAAATGAGTCATCAGTAATGCAAGCTGGTGCTACTATGCTTAGAGGATTACAAGGTAATGTTGTAATTCCTAAGAAAACTGCTGGTGCATCTGCTGGATGGATTGCAACAGAAGGAAGTGCTGCTGCTGAGTCTGAGTTTACTGCTGGTTCAGTAACTATGTCTCCTAAAGTCATTGGTGCTTTTACTGATGTAACAAGACTGTTATTACAACAATCTTCTTTAGATGTTGAGAACTTAATCAGAGATGACCTAACAAAATCAATCGCTACTGCAATTGACTTAGGTGCTTTAGCTGGTTCAGGTTCAAGTGGTCAACCAACAGGTATTGCTAATACTTCAGGTATTAACACTACAACTTTCGCTGCTGCTAACCCAACATGGGCAGAAATCGTAGCTATGGAAAGTGCTGTTGCTAATGACAACGCATTGACTGGTTCTTTAGGTTATATATGTAGACCTGCTGACTTTGGTACTTTAAAAACAACTGAAAAGGCTACTGGCACTGCTCAGTTTGTTGTTTCTCCTGACAATAGCATGAATGGCTATAATGTTGTCAGAAGTAATCAAGTAACAAGTGGTGACTTCTACTTTGGTAACTTTGCAGACCTATTGATTGGTATGTATGGTGGACTAGATATTACTGTTGACCCTTATGCATTATCAACTTCAGGTGGAGTAAGAATTGTTGCTCTACAAACTGTTGATGTAGCTGTAAGACATGCAGTATCTTTCTGTAAATCAAGCGACTAATTAACTGATGCTTAAATGGAATGGGGGTGGAAACACCCCTACCTTAAATATGAAAAAATATAAAATATTACAAGATACAATGGCTGGTGGTTCAAAGGTTCATGCTGGAGATATAGTAGAACTTAATGAAGTTGAGGGTCATTCTTTATGTGCTTATAAAAAAGCAGAAATCCATGTTGCTAAACCAAAAGCTAAAAAAGAAGATAGAAGTGTTGGTTTGGAAACATCAAAAGTTAAAGCTCCTAAAACTAGAGCTAAAAAGTAAATCATGCCTTTAGAGAGTGCATTAGATTTTAACGCCTATGTTGATACAACAACAGGTCATGGTGTTACTGCTACATTCTTTGAAGTGCAACAATCCTTATGGGATGATTTCCCATTAATAGATACTCTTTTTGATATTGATTCAGGTTTTTCTAAAAACATTAATATTATTATTGACCAAGAGTATTTCAACATAGAGGGTGGAACAGTGCCTGTTGCTGGTTATCAACCAAGAGCAATAGTCAAAGCATCTGATGTACCTTATATATCCCAAGAAGATAAATTATTAGTTGATGCAATTACAACTAATCGTGGCAATGTATTAAAACCAGCTACAACATTTATAGTTAGAACAGTTGAGCCTGACAATACAGGCTTAGTTTCTTTGGTTCTTGAGGAAGAATAATGTCTCAATTTAGATTAGAAACTGAAGAAGATATGTTGGGTTACTTAGACATAAACTTTGGTCATGGTGTAAGTGCTGTTTATACAAACAGTGGGACATCATCAACAATCAATGTCATTCTAAATAATGAATATGTAGAACAAGAAGAAGGCATTGGTGTGGAAGCATTAAAGCCAATAGCCTATTGCAGAACTATAGATGTTCCTAATATTTCATTTGGAAATACTTTAAACGTATCTGCAATAAAAGATACTAATGGTAATATACTCAAAGCAGCACAAAACTATACTGTAGTAAACATACAAGCAGACAGAACAGGGTTTAGTGCATTAATGTTAGAGGAAATATAATGGCAAATCATATTAGACAACAAATAAGAGAAAAGTTTGGTACTACTTTAACTGGATTAACTACAACTGGTTCAAGAGTCTATGAGTCAAGAGTTTATCCACTAGAAACAGTACCAGCATTAGTTATCTACACTAAATCAGAAACATCAGAGCCTATAGTTATAGGTACTGATAGAGTTATGAGTAGAGAATTATCAGTAGTAGTAGAAGGATATGCAAAAGCTACTAGCAACTTTGATGATACTATTGATACAATAAGCAAAGAAGTTGAAGAAGCAATAGCAGCAGATAGAACTTTAGATGGATTAGCTAAAGACTGTTATTTAGAATCAACTGAAATAGAGTTTAATGGTGAAGGTGAGAAACCACTAGGATATGTGAGTTTGACCTTTTTAACTAATTACTATGTCAAGGAAACTAATCCTGACGTAGCTGTATAGGAGACAATTATGAAAATGATTAGTCCTGATGGAAAAGTTTTGATAGAAGCTCACCCTTCAAAGGTTGAGTCTTTATTGAATATGGGTTGGAAAGAAGAAGCAGTCCATTCGCAAGATAAAATTAAACCTTCTTCTAAGAAAAAGTCGAAAGACGAGGTAGAAAATGGCAACACATAAAGGAAGTGAAGGAACTGTTAAAGTCGGTTCTAATGCTGTAGCTGAAATTAGGTCTTACTCAATCGAGGAATCTGCTGATACTTTAGAAGATACTTCAATGGGTGATTCTGCTAGAACATATAAATCATCATTGACTTCTTTCTCAGGAAGTTTAGATGTATTTTGGGATGAGACTGATACTAGTGGTCAAGGTGCTTTAACTATTGGCTCAGAAGTAACACTAAATGTTTATCCTGAAGGAGATACATCAGGTGATACTTATTATACTGGTTCAGCTATTGTTACTGGCGTTTCAAGAAGTGCATCATTTGATGGATTAATTGAAGCTAGTATTTCAGTACAAGGCAATGGTGCTTTAACATCAACAACAGTATAAGAAAATGTCAGCAATAGATAACGCAAAAAAGCATTTTGCAGAGCAAGATGTCAAAGTAATCGAAGTGCCTGAATGGGGTGAAGATGACAAAGCCTTAAAAATATATAGTAAGCCATTAACGTTAGCTGAAACTTCTAAGCTCTATAAAATGAGTAAAGAAGATGATTTAACAATGATGGCTTATGTTCTTATTTACAAAGCACTAGATGAAAATGGAGATAAACTTTTTGATTTAGCAGATAAAAATGCTTTATTAAACAATGTTGATAGAGAGATATTAGTTAGCGTTGCACAACAAATCATGGGTCAAGAACCCATTGAGGAAACGAAAAAAAACTAACAAAGGATGCTAATTTATATGTGCAATATGCACTAGCTGAAAAACTGGGTAAAACCTTACAAGAAATACAGCAAATTAGTGTCCAAGAATATCAAGGATGGATAGCTTACCTAGAGTTAGCTGAAGAGAAACGAAACAATGGCAAATAAAAAAGTAAAATTTACATTAACAGCAGTAAACAAAACTAAGGCAGCTTTTGATAGCGTAACCAAAGGACTCAAAGGTGTTGGTTCTGTAGCTGGGAAGGCTACAATGGGTGTTGCTAAGGTTGGTTTGGCAGCAACTGCTACTGCAACTGCTTTAGCTGCACTGGTTAAAGTTAATGTAGACTTTATGGACAAGCTCGGTAAAACAGCTAATAAGCTGGGTATTGAGGTTGAGTTTTTACAAGCCATGAGGTTTGCTGCTGAACAAACTGGCGTAAAAGTGGAAGCTCTTGATATGGGTCTGCAAAGATTTATAAGAAGAGCAGCAGAAGCTGCTAAAGGTACTGGAGAGTCAAAAAGAGCATTTGAACAACTAGGGATTCAATTAAAAGATAATGATGGTAACTTAAGAGATATCAGAGATATTTTACTTGATGTTGCTGATGGTTTAGAGAACACAAAGGATTCGGGTGAGAGAGTTAGGCTAGCTTTTAAATTCTTTGATTCTGAGGGTGTGTCTTTGGTTTCAACTCTAAAAGAGGGTGCTGATGGATTAAGAGAGTTTGAACAGCAAGCAGAAAATCTAGGAATTATTATAAGCAAACAAAGTATAGCAAAGGCAGAAATGTTTGCTGATTCTTTAAATGTTCTTAAAAAACAAATTCAAGCAATTACAGCAAATGTAAGTGCTGCATTTATTCCTGTTTTAGAAGGCGTAGCAACAAAACTTGAAACAATACTTTCAGAAATGAAAGGTGCTGACAAAACATTTGAAAACTTTGGAAAAAGTTTAGCTATAAACATTCTTGAGTTTATGAAAACATCATTTATTGGTTTTATAACATTTCTTGATGGTATTAAACAAAAGCTAGTTGAATTTGGGCAAACAAAAATAGGTAAACAAATTTTTGGAGATATTTTTTCTGAAAATGAAAAACTTAAAGTTGAATTTGAGAAAACTAAAAAATATTATAACCAGTTAGTAAAAGCCTTCATGAGTGAAGAACAATTTTTTATGGATGGGTTTGAGGGTGCGATAGTTGGTGCAGCAGACTTAACAACAGAGATGACAAAGGTTAAAGCAAAATTAATAGAATTAAATACTGCTGTTAATGGGGAAGACCCTGAAAACAATCCAGTTGTAAAGGCAATTAATGCAGCTATTGAGGCTACAAAAAACTTTAATCTTGAGTTAGGAAATCTTAATGATGATAATGATGATATTACAAATGGCATGTCAGAGTCTGTTTCTGCATTTAAAGATAGTCTTGGTGCAACCGATGCCGCTATTTCTAATCTTGCTATAAATACAACAAAAAAATTAGAAGATACAATTGTTGATGGTCTTAAGAATGGCAAGCTGGCATTTAAGGATTTTGCTGATTATGCAATAGAGCAAATCATAAGAATTGCTTTACAAGAAGCAATACTAAAACCCTTTACAGGTGGTGTTGAGTCATTCTTTCAGGGGATATTTGGTAAAAAGGCTCTTGGTGGTTCTGTTAATGCAGGCAAGCCATACATGGTTGGCGAATCAGGAAGAGAGCTTTTTATTCCAAACCAAGGTGGCCAAATAGTAAGCAACCAAGACTTGAAACAAATGGGAACTCCTCAATCAGCACCTACAGTCAACTTCAATATATCAACAGTAGATGCTGCTGGATTTGACCAGTTACTAGCATCAAGAAAAGGATTAATAACATCAATCATAAACAATGCCATGAATAATCAAGGCAAAATGGGAATAGTATAATGTCAGGACAATTTCCAACAGACCCAAATTTTAGAAGTCTTAACTTTAAAGACAATAGACCTACTCTATTGAATCAAACGCTATCAGGTAAAAAACAAGTAAGACAAATAGGTGCTCAGTATTTTTCTTTTACAGTTGCAATGCCACCATTACAACAAGAAAAAGCTCAGGAAATATTTGCATTTTTACAAAAACAAAAAGGTTCTTTTGAGGACTTTACAATAGTTG